TACTTTAATGGCTAAGTCAATTTACGACGGTCAACGTGGTACTAAAGTAACCGCTTCCGCAATAAATGAAATTACAACTGCAATTGGAGATTCAGTAGCAACAATTGGTACTATTATTGGAGTTCTAGGTCCATGGGGTAGAGTAGCTAAATTAGCATTAACTGGACTTTCTTTTGTAGCCGGTAAACTTATAAAATTAATAGGTACTGCTATTGAGATAGATGCTGAACAAAATGATAAACTATTCAAAAGTTATAACAAGTTATCAGCTAGTGGTTTAGGGGCAGCAAATGGCCTTGAAGGGGTAATAGATAGTCTGCATAGATTGAATTTTACTGCTTCTGCAGAAGAAATGGAAAAATTCACTGAACTGCTAGCATCTAACTCAAAAGAATTAAAACTATTAGGAGCTACTGCAGGTGAAGGAGCACAAAACTTTGCAAAAGTAGCAGGAGAATTATCAAAAAGCAAAATAGGTGAACAATTAGAACGTTTAGGCGTTACCGCAGATGAACAACGTGAACATACATTACGATATATGGCTCAACAAAATCGTATGGGGTTGATGCAAGGTAAGACACAATCTGAATTAATTAGAGGGTCACAACAGTACATTGAAGAATTAGATAAAATCGCAATGTTGACCGGTGCTAGTCGTAAAGATCAGGAAGAAGCACGTGCCGCAATTATGGCAGAAAATGAATTACGTGCGGCAATGTATGAGGCAGAAAAAAATAAAGATACAGAACTATCAGCAAAATTAAAACAAGCTTTTGAGCTAGCAGCCAATTTAAGAGTTATGGGTGATACAAGAGGGGCAACTGGTGTATCAAAATATGCTGCCGCTGGCTTTAATCCCACCGATGAGATATCTGGTGCAGCCATGCAAACATACAACCAAGCCTTAACTAATATTTCACAAGGTAAAGGTGGAAGTGCTTCTGAGAATTTAACAACAGCACTAAAAGGTTTACAAACTAGCATGGACAATTATGCAGGCGCAGCCAAATATGGCGGTGACTTTAAAGCCCTACAGTCAGTAGATATGGCTAAGGGAGCTGATATGGTTCTTGCAGGTAGAAGATTTGAAGAAGAAAAACTTAAAAATCCAAATGTAACTATAGATCAAGTATTAGAACAAATTCAAAATGAACGTAAAGCAAGTGATGAAAGATTAAAAGCCACTGTAGCAGGTAATAGAATGCAACAAGCGGCTGCACAAATAATGGATAAAGTTGCTTTTAGTATTAACACAGCCGCAAAAATAAATGAAATAGCGGCAACAAAATTTAAAGAAGCTGTAGACATGTTCTCAACCGCAGTTGGTGTAAAACCTGTTTCCGGTGGAACAAATAGAAATTCTGTTACACCGCCTTCAACAATTCCGGCAATTCCAATGGCACCAGGTGCGCCACCTAATGCCGGTTCATCTGCATTAGGTGGCATGGCTGATCAACGTAGATCAGGATTAGAAGGAGCATCACAAGGTATACCAACTCCATTACCTTCAAATCTGACTCCTAAATCTAGAGGTATGAAACCGGTAGCTGCTAATACACCAGATGATGTAATGAAATTAATTAAATTTCAAGGTGATGCATTGGGTACTAGATCACATTTTGATGCACTAGATCCATATGTCAAAAGAAACTTTATGGACATGATTGCTGAATATGGTAAGCCGGTACAAATTAACGCGGCTATGCGTTCACATCAAGAACAACAAACATTATATGATAAATGGATAGCAAACGGAAAAATAGGTAATCCAGTTGCTAAACCGGGTAGTAGTAAACATAATTTTGGTAGAGCATTGGATTTGAATAGCAGTCAGGTTACTGATTTGGCTAATAGTGGATTACTAACTAAGTATGGTTTCAATACTATTCCTAATGATCCTCCGCATATTGAAATGGCTAGATTCGGCGGAGTCTTTAGTGGTCCAGAATCTGGTTATCCAGTAATGTTGCACGGTGATCAAGAAACAGTTGTTACTAAACCTCAATTTGATGAAATGGCTAATGGTGTAAAAAAAGAAAGTGTAGCTACTGCAATGTCAAATTTATCTACAACAACTACAAATACAATGGAATCTCCAAGTGCAATACTACAAGAATTACTAGATTTAATGGAAGATAAATTTGACACAATGATTGATAGGTTAAGTACCGGTAACGACATATCAGATAAATTATTACGCAATTCAATGGTTTAACACTAAATACTAGATAAAGTATCTACTATGACCTACAAAAAACGCTTCTCTAACAAATCTGGCATGTCCAGTCCCATTTCTGGATTTAATAATAATACCGGTGCATGGAACGGTAGTCCAGGACAAAATGGTAGTGACACTGGTGGTTATAACAATGCTGAAATGGGTTATAAAAACTATCGTAGCCGTCTTCCAGAAGTCTATACAGGTCACCCAAATCGTATTGAACGCTATAACCAATATGAAATGATGGATGTTGATGCTGAAATTAATGCTTGTTTAGACATTATATCTGAATTCAGCACACAAACAAACGAACATAATAAAACACCCTTTGACTTAGATTTCAAAGATGAACCAACACAACATGAAGTTGAACTATTAAAAACTCAACTACAACAATGGTGTAAACTAAATGAGTTTGACACTAGAACATTTAAAATATTCCGTAATACTATTAAGTTTGGTGATCAGTTATTTGTACGTGACCCGGAAAACTTTAAGTTATATTGGATAGATATGACTAAGGTAATCAAAGTTATTGTTAACGAAAGTGAAGGTAAGAAGCCCGAACAATATGTTATAAAAGACATTAACATTAACTTACAGAACTTAAGTGTAGCACAAAAAACAAATACAGACTTTGCCGCTAATCCAGCTACTGGTTTAGGTGGTACAGGCGGAGGTGGCGGTGGCGGTGGATACACAGTCCCGAGTATGCCCTATAATACAAGTGGTAGTCGTTTTACATTAGGACAAAGTGAATCAGCTATTGATGCTAAACATATTGTTCATTTAAGTTTAACAGAAGGGCTAGACCGCTTTTGGCCCTTTGGTCAAAGTATTTTAGAAAACATCTTTAAAGTCTATAAACAAAAAGAATTACTAGAAGATGCTGTTTTAATCTATCGTGTACAACGTGCTCCGGAACGTAGAATGTTTAAGATTGACGTTGGTAATATGCCAAGTCACTTAGCTATGGCTTTTGTTGAGCGTATTAAGAATGAGATTCATCAAAGACGTATACCAAGTACACATGGTGGCGGTAGTGTAGTTGATGCTAGCTATAACCCATTAAGTATGAATGAAGATTACTTCTTCCCAGTTACTGCTGACGGAAGAGGATCAAGTGTTGAAGTGTTGCCCGGTGGACAAAATTTGGGTGAGATTGATGACTTGCGTTACTTTAACAACAGATTAGCACGTGGTTTACGTGTGCCAAGTAGCTATCTTCCAACTGGACCAGATGATAATCCTACTCCAATGAGTGATGGTCGAGTTGGTACAGCTATGATACAAGAGTTTCGTTTCAATCAATATTGCGAAAGATTACAAAAGTATATTAGCCAAAAGCTAGATGAAGAATTTAAATTATTCTTACGTTGGAGAGGCTTGAATATTGATAGTGGTTTATTCCAATTACAGTTCAATCCACCACAAAACTTTGCGGCTTATCGTCAAAGTGAGTTAGATACAGCACGTATTACTTCTTTTAGTGCGATTGAGCAATATCCATACATCAGTAAGCGTTTTGCTTTAGAAAGATTCTTAGGATTAACTGAAGAAGAAATCAGTAAAAATGAGAAGATGTGGCGTGAAGAAAATGATAAAGAAATTGAAGTTGAACCACAAGGTAGTGATTTACGTAGTATTGGTGTATCAGTGGGTGACATTGAATCTGATAGTCAAACAGGTGAAGATATGAATGCACCTGAACCAGAAGATGGATTAGATGGTATGGAAGTAGCCGGCCCAGTTGGAAATGATGCAGCCGGCATGGCAGGCAATGTTCCTGGTGGTGCGCCCGGACAGATTTAAGATAAATAGATTTATGAAATTATTTGAGATGTTTACTCCCGCTATTGAAGGTTACCAAGATGTAGAGTCTGATAACAGTAAACCAAAGTGGAAAGAAAGCCGTAAAACTAAATTAACATTACGTCAGATTCGTAAATTGCGTAAGATGAATGATGTTAGAAATTATGAAAAGGCTAGTTATCTTAAAAAGATTCATGCACAATATAGTCAGCCGGCTCCTGATCAACCGCAGATATAAGTTAAAAAATCTCTTATTCTAGGCAAAAACGTAAAAAAACAGCACTTATTGTGCTGTTTTGCCATATACGCACTAAATAATTCTACAAAGCCATTTACTTAGGAGAACACACAATGGATAATAAAAAATTTGAACAACTTATTGATTTGATTATTAATGAGAATGAAGAACAAGCTAAAGCATTGTTTCATGATATCGTGGTTGAGAAGTCACGTGAGATTTATGAATCAATGATGGATGAAGAAGGCATGATGAACCAGCCATCTGGTCAAGTACAAGATTTACTAGATGAAATCGGTAGCGAAGAACAAGGCATGGCAGAAGCCGAAGATGAAGAATTTGATATTGCTGACATGGATGATGGCGAAGGTGATGAAGAATCAGTTGACATTGAAATGGACAGCGAAGAAGGTGGCGAAGAAGGTTTAGAAGACCGTGTTGTTGACCTAGAAGATAAATTAGACCAGTTAATGGCTGAGTTTGAAGAAATCATGGGCGGTGATGATATGGGTGATGACGACATGGGTGATGAAGAAGGTGACATGGATGACATGGGCGGTGACGACATGGACGGCATGGACGACATGGGCGGTGAAGAAGATCCTATGATGGAAGCTATCACATTGAAGAAAGTTTCTGTAACTCATGGTGACAATGGTGTTCAAACAAAGAGTACAAACTTAAACAACAGCGGTCAAGCTGGAATGGACAGCAAGCCAGTAAAATTCAGTGGTGCAAGTGAAGCAGTTCCAACAGGACCAAAAGGCCCAACTAATGCATATGCAAAAGGTGAAACATCTGTTAAAGGTGCAGGTTCATTTAAAAATGCTCCAGCACAAAACAATGCTGATTTAACAGCCGCACCTAAGCCAGTCACTAAAGACGAAGCAGGTAAAGTTCGTAGCCCAGTAGCAGAGTCACGCAAGTCTCCTGCTAAAAGACGTATTTAAGGAATCTGAGAGCAATGGCTTTGTATCTCAAGGAGCATCTGACATTTGACCGAGCCGGTATGGTTGTTGAATCTGTCAGTGAAGGCGACAAGAAGAACCTTTATATGAAAGGTATCTTCATTCAGGGCGGGGTAAAGAACGCAAATGAGCGTGTTTACCCCGTGTCTGAAATTGAAACTGCAGTCGGTACTCTAAATGAGCAAATTACAAGTGGTTACTCTGTATTGGGTGAAGTAGATCATCCAGATGACTTAAAAATTAACTTAGACCGTGTATCACATATGATAACAAGCATGTGGATGGACGGAGCTAATGGTTTCGGAAAGTTAAAGATTTTACCAACTCCAATGGGTGAATTAGTTAAAACTATGTTGGAGAGTGGTGTGAAACTCGGCGTTTCAAGTCGTGGTAGCGGTAACGTGAATGACATGGACGGCAAAGTGAGTGACTTTGAAATAGTCACTGTGGATATTGTCGCACAACCTAGTGCACCCAATGCTTATCCTAAAGCAATTTATGAAGGTATGATGAATATGCGTCATGGTCATAAGATGTTGGATATTGCAAAAGATGCGCAGGGCGATAAGAAGGTACAGAGATATCTGAAAGACGAAGTGGTTCGTCTTATCAAGGATCTCAAAATTAACAAAGGGGATTAAGCATGTTAGATGCTATCAAACCATTACTTGAGAGTGGATTAATCAATGAAGAAACTGGTGTCGCTATAAACGAGGCATGGGAATCTAAATTGAATGAGGCTCGTGAGCAAGTACGTGCAGAATTGCGTGAAGAATTCGCACAACGTTATGAACATGACAGATACGTGATGGTAGAAGCCCTTGATAAAATGGTCAGTGAAGGACTAAAGACTGAGATTGAAGAATTTCAGACTGAACGTCAAGCAATGAACGAAGACCGTGTGATAGCGCAACAAAAATTGCGTGAATCAGCTACAAAATTCAATAACTTCATGGTTACTAAACTAGCCGAAGAAATTAAAGAATTACGTAGTGAGCGTAAATTACAAATGGAAAGTCAAGAAAAGTTAGAACAATTTATTGTTCATGCTTTAGCACGTGAAATTAAAGAATTCACACAAGACAAACAAGCTGTAGTTGAAGCAAAGGTTAAGTTAGTTGCTGAAGGTCGTAAACAATTAGAAGCATTGAAGGCACGTTTTGTTGCTGAATCTGCTAAAAGATTGACTACGGTTGTCGCTAGCCAACTCAAAGGTGAATTAGGTCAATTAAAAGAAGATATCAAGATTGCTCGAGAGAACAATTTTGGTCGTCGTATCTTTGAAAGTTTCGCAAGTGAATTCAGCGTCACTCACTTAAGTGAGAAAGCAGAAACTCGCAAACTAATGACTCAGCTAGAAGAAAAAGATAAGAAACTAGCCGAATCCATCAATACAATCAGCAACGCTAAGAAGTTGATTGAATCAAAAGAACGTGAAGTTCGTATTATTAAAGAGTCTAATCTACGTGAAAAAACAATGAGCGAGTTACTTGCTACATTGAACGAAGAAAAGGCATCAGTAATGCAGAACTTACTAGAAAGCGTCCAGACACCACGTCTACAAGCCGCTTTCGATAAGTATCTTCCAGCAGTTCTAAATAACGGTAATGTTAAACCAGCACAAAAAGCTAAATTAACAGAATCAGTTATAGTAGAAGCAACTGGGGATAAAGCTGCCAAACAAGAAGTTGATACGGAACAACGTGATAACGTTATCGATATCAAGCGTCTGGCAGGGCTTTAATTAAAAAAGACATAGATTAGGAGAAATTAAAAATGTCAAAAGTACTCTTAGAAGGCCGTTGGGACGAGACCAAAGAAGCTCTGTTAGAAGGCTTAAAAGGAACTCGCCGTTCAACAATGGGTGTTATTTTAGAAAACACTAAAAAACAGTTACTAGCTGAATCTTCAGCCGGTACAACTACAGCTGGTAATATCGCTACACTAAACCGTGTGATTCTTCCAGTTATTCGTCGTGTCATGCCAACCGTTATCGCTAACGAATTGGTAGGCGTTCAGCCAATGACAGGACCAGTTGGTCAAATTCACACTCTACGTGTTCGTTATGCTAACAGCTTGACAGACAACAGTGCAGCCGCAACTAGCGTTACAGCTGGTCAAGAAGCATTGAGTCCATTCTTGATTGCACAAGCATATTCACGCACACCAAGTGGCGATGCATCAACAAGTTACTATACAGGTAATGATACTGCTGCCCTAGAAGGCAACGGTGGTAAACAAATCTCTGTGCAAATTCTACGTCAGGCTGTTGAAGCTAAATCACGTAAGTTGCAAGCACGTTGGACATTTGAGGCAGCACAAGATGCTCAGTCTCAACATGGTATTGACGTAGAAGCAGAAATCATGGCAGCTCTTGCACAAGAGATTACTGCTGAGATTGACCAAGAGATTCTCTTGTCATTACGTACTCTAGCATCTACAGAGTATACATTCAACCAAGCTACTGTATCAGGTACAGCTACTTACGTTGGT